CGCGACCTGATGCCAACAACGGCACCGCTCCGTACCTTGAGGCGGATGATGTTCGTGTAGCACTGGTTGAGGTTACCCCGGACGGCGAGGAGCTGCGCGCGGAGATCGCCTTCACCTTCGGCCCCGGCCCTACCCAGGTTACTATTGAGCCTGCGGTTGCTAACGGCCAAGACTTTGTTATCTACCGTGAAACCGAATCCGAGATTCCGGTAGCTGACTTCACTGACTTCGCGGCTATTGACGAGCAAGACCTAGACAATACCGCACGACAGACTTTGTTCACCGTGCAAGAGCTGCAAGACCGAGTAGCTGATACCAACGCTAACTCAGTTCGAGCCTCGGCCACGGCCAACCAAGCTACTGTTACAGCTAACGAAGCGAGCGCTACTGCTGGTACGGCCCTGAGTACAGCTAACTCAGCTAACTCGACCGCCACGCAAGCCCAGAGCGCGGCAGCTAACGCGGTATCCACTGCTAACTCAGCCAATAACACGGCCAACGCAGCTAACGGCACCGCTAACACTGCCCTAATCAACGCAGCAGACGCGCAAGCTGCCGTGGCAGGTGCCGTAAGCACAGCCAACAGCGCCCAATCAGCAGCCGCTCAGGCCGTTAGCACGGCTAACACTGCCAACAGTACGGCTAACAGCGCACAGACTGCCGCATCGAACGCACAGACCGTGGCAAACAACGCCGCTACCATCGCTAACACTGCCAGCACTAACGCCAGTACGGCTCTTAGCACAGCTAACGCAGCCAGTGCCACTGCCGGGACTGCTGACAGGAAAGCCGACCAAGCCCTTGAGGCGGCTGGATTGATCGTCAACTTCCAAGGGCAGCTTGACCAGCTTGAGACTACCGTAGCTGGCTTAACCGGGGTAGCGCCGGGAACGATTGCACTCAACTCAGAGAACCTCTCGGGCCTAACTGACTTCGCCGTGGCCAGGACTAACCTCGGAGTGTACAGCAAAGCCGATATAGACGCAAGCCAGCTGGCCCAGGACACCAGAATCACCGCTGCTGAAACTGCCTTGCCTGACAAAGCCGAGAAGAGTGTACTGGTCACTGCCGGAGATGGCTTGACTGGAGGGGGTAACTTAGGCGGTAACTTATCGCTGGCCGTCGATGCTAGTGTCGCCAGGACTATCACCCAGGTCACAGCGGGTAACGGGCTTTCTGGTGGAGGTAGCTTAGCCTCTGACCGCACAATCACTCTAGGAACACCATCTGGTCTGAGTGGTAACACCACCAACGCAACTACCGCAGGCTCGCACACCCATAGCATTGATGCAACTGCCTCTCGCACTGACTCAACCTCTGGGCGATTGCTCCTGGCTTCTGGCATGAACGCACACCGCACCAGCGGAGACCACGACTCTCGCTACCCGACCCTGGCCTTATTCAACGAGAGGCATCAGGTGTACGAAGGGTCGCAGACAGGTCAGCGCATCATGAGGACTGTACCAGAGCGGGTGGTGTGGTTCCAGGTATACAAGTCAGCAGTACAGCACTTCTTCAATACTTCCCCTGAGAAAGTAGCCTTCACTACCGCTACCGCAGGCCGTGATGATCCTGGCACCTTCTTCTACTACCCCGCCACTTGGTACAGTACCACACTACACAGGTTTACTGCACCTGTAGCAGGTCTTTACGAGTTTCAGGCACAGGTAACCCGCCATCTTGATGGTGGTAGGTTGTCAGCAGTGGACGTCCGCTTCGGCGTAAACGGAACTCCTCTGACAACTACCGGGCCAGCAGCTCACGGTCAGGCTAGACCATTTAACTTAGATGGAACACCCATAGCGTCACCTCAGCTCTCATACACCCATATCCATTTGAAGGGTTGGATTGAGTTACAGGCAGGAGACTATGTAGAAATCTTCCAAGAACCTTCAAACAGTTCAGGTGGTTGTGCCATCTACGGTTCTACCATTGGCCGACACACTTGGTTCTCAGGTCGTCTACTTTAACAAACAGGAGTAATCAATGTCAGTCCACAGTGAAGGTGTGGGAACTGTCGCAGCTAAACTCGCGCCGCCCCTCACTGTGGGCGGCTTGACTGTGTTCGGTATCCCACTTAACGACTTTGTTCTAATTCTAACGGGAGTCTACGCTGCCTTGCAGATCAGCTTCCTTCTGTACGACCGTCTATTCAAGTCACGCAAGGAGAAGCGAAATGGCAGCAAGTGAGACTATCCTAAACAAGATTCACGAGGTATTCGCTGAGTACCTCCTTGACCTCTTGACTCGTAAAGAGCCAGTGTACAACGAAGAAGGTGAAGTCATTGACGAAGTACCTTACCGAGTGTCTGCTGCGGAAATGGGTGTAATCACCAAGTTCCTCAAGGACAACAACATCAGCTTCGTTGGTGGCGGTGAGGATGACGAGGAGATTGACGAGATTCGTCGTAAGGCCAAAGAGGCTGCTCAGCGAGCAGGATTCCGTCAGGAAGACATTGACGCCGCTGCCGAAGCAGTGAGCTACAGGATGCACTAATGAAGTTATCGACACGCTACGTTCGACTGTATACCTTGCAAGAGGTGTACAAGGACTTCGTGCCGTTCCTCGACCACTGTATGCACTTCCTCGGCTTTAGCTCTACGGAAATCCAAAGAGACATTGCCGAGTACCTACAGCACGGGCCGCACTACCTAATGGTGCAGGCCCAGCGAGGACAGGCTAAGTCCACCATTACTGCTATCTTTGCCGTATGGTGCTTGATCCACGATCCTAAGTACCGCGTGTTGGTAGTATCGGCAGGTGGCACCCAGGCTAACGAGATTGCAACACTTATCACCCGCCTTATTATACACATGCCTGACCTTGAGTGTTTGAGGCCAGACCGCAACGCAGGTGACCGTGTATCGGTCGAGGCGTTCGACGTGTACGGTAAGATGAAGGGTGTAGACAAATCTCCTTCCGTTGCCTGTATCGGTATCACAGGTAACCTTCCAGGCAAACGGGCAGACTTGCTCATTGCCGATGACATTGAATCACCTAAGAACGGACGGACTCCGGGGCAGCGAGAGATTCTGCTGAACCTAACCAAAGAGTTCTCGTCTATCTGCTTGACTGGCCGGATCGTGTACCTCGGTACACCGCAGACCGAATCATCCATCTACAATACCTTACCCTCGCGTGGCTTTGCCGTTCGTATCTGGACTGGCCGATACCCTACCGAGGAACAGCTTGAGAACTACGGCTCTCACCTTGCCCCGCTCATTACCCGCAACCTCCAACGTAACCCTGAGTTGGCTACAGGTGGTGGTGTGCTTGCCGATCAAGGCCAGCCTACCGACCCTGCCCTCCAGAACGAGGAGTTCTTGCAGAAGAAGGAGCGAGATCAAGGCCCTAGTACGTTCCAGCTACAGTACATGCTTAACACCAAGCTGTCGGATGCTCAGCGATTCCCGCTGAAAGCCATTCACTTGGTGGTAATGAACCTCAACGAGTCCGTTCCCCTAGAAGTACACCGTGGGCAGGTAGCGACCGACAAAGCTAAGTATCAGATTGGCTCTGTCGAGTTCGAGACTATGACCGCAGCTAGCGTCAGCTCCGAAGTAGAGAGGCCTCAAGGCCGTATCTTCTATGTTGACCCTGCTGGTGGCGGTGCTAACGGGGATGAAACGGCCTTCGCAGTAGTAGATTTCCTCAACGGTAACCTTTATGTTCGTGCTGTAAGCGGCGTTCCGGGTGGTTACAGCGTAGATTCGATGGAGAAGCTAGCCAACGAAGTAAAGCGATGGAACCCGACCCTGGTAAAAGTCGAGCAGAACATGGGCCACGGTGCCTTCATGGAGGTCTGGACGCCTATACTTCGTCGTGTTTACGAGGGTGGCATCGAGCATGACTACGCGACAGGCCAGAAAGAGACTCGTATCTGTGATACCTTAGAGCCTATCATGGCCCGAGGATCGCTCATTGTAGACGAACAAGTGATTCTGGAAGACTGGCCCTCAACTGCCGTGTACCCAGCACACGTTCGTCAACTGTACACCTTAGCTCACCAGCTAACCACCATCACCCGTGACCGAGGTGCCTTGGTACATGATGACCGCTTAGACGCACTCGCCTCTGCTTGCCAGCACTGGCTCAATGTCCTAGCCGTAGATCAGACCAAAGACCTTGCTAAACGCCGTGAGGCTATTCACAAAGAGTGGGTCAAAGACCCTCTTAACCACAACCGATACAAAGCACCCCGAGGTGGGCGCTTCCCTAACGCTAAGCGACGGAGATAACCATGCGTCAAGACTGCAAGGAGTGCTTAGGTTACAGGAACAAGGGCGGGTACGGAGTAATGAAGTACCAGGGCAAGCCAGTGTTCGCCCATCGCCTTGTGTATTCCTTAGCTAATGGGCTAGAGCTACAAGACATAGAGGGTTGGGTAGTACGCCATGACTGCGATAACCCTGCTTGTGTCAATCCTGAACACCTAACAATAGGGACAGTTCAGGATAACGTAAAGGATCGAATGGATCGTGGTAGACAGCACGACTGTAGTGGAGCGTTAAACAGTAACGCCAAGCTAACAGCCGAGCAACGTAAGAAATACTGGAACGCTTCGTTCCTCGTTGCCGTATCAACGGGCAAGGTGCCTTGTCCAGAGAGTTCGGCGTAAACCAAAGCCAGATAAGTCGCTTAATTAAACAAGGATATTAAAATGAGACAGGATAACCTGCCGTCACCCGGTATCTACACCAACTCCCAGAAGCTCCGCGTCGAGGCTGCCAAAATCCTGAGCCACGCTGAGATCACCTTCGACCTACAGCCCGAGGTTCCTGCCGTAGCACCCGCAACTGGTACAGTCAAGTCCGCTACTGCCGAGCATGACGCCCTGCGTGCCTTCTTCCAAGCCTGTGCTGACGCAGTACCGACTACCGTTACCACTCCTTAATAGCCCAGCAGGTGCATAATGTCCATCTATGACCATCTGGATGCACAAGTGGAGCCTACAGACAAGCCACCCACACGTGTATCTAAGCGCGGAATTGACCTTCTGCATCACTTCGAGGGCTTCAGCAACGAGGCGTACCCCGATCCAGGCACGGGCGGAGACCCGTGGACCATCGGATACGGCAACACCCGGTACGAGGACGGTTCCCCGGTACGCAAGGGCGACCGTGTGACCAAGGAGCGGGGCGCTGAGCTGTTCCGCAACATCCTCAAGGGCTTCGAGGACAAGGTATCCGTCTTGGTCAAGGTCGATCTGACCCAAGGCCAGTTCGATGCCCTAGTCTCCTTCGCCTACAACGTGGGCACAGGTGCCCTCGCCAAGTCCACACTCCTCCGCAAGCTCAACTCCGGCGACTACTCCGGGGCCGCAGACGAGTTCCTCCGCTGGAACAAGGCCGGTGGCCGGGTTCTGGCTGGTCTCACACGCCGCCGTACAGCAGAGCGTAAACTGTTCCTGGAGTAACCCTATGCATTTCCTTACCCCTGTTCTAGCGTTGCTTGGAGCGGCCTTCTGGGCCGTTCTAGGGCGTATCTTCGCGCAGCCCGCCGTAGAGCGGCTGATTGCTAAGCTGGTATTCAAACTGGCTCACTGGCTTGCTGGTAAGACCTCCAATCAAATGGACAACGAGCTAGTAAACGACCTTGAGGAGCAATACTATGCTCACC